TTGATGGGCGTAGTATAACTTTTGGTGTGGTTGCCATTTAGCTTACCTACGTCCATCCACTTTAATGTCCGCACGAACATTACCAAGCTGCCATGCCACACCTAGCGTATTAGACTCAATACGCAGTGCCATCTGCCGCCCACGCAGTCTGGTATTTACCTGACCATCAAACTCTTGAATGTTGTACGAACGGGTTAAGCTATAGTTGTCATTGCTCTGTACCGTAGGAGTGTCTGCTGGGCTATATGGCGCACCGGAATTTCGACGAGGTTTAATCGTCATCGTGACACTAGGTTGGTTAACGTTTGAGCCGTTAAAGTTAATGTCAGGCAGTATGCGCCAAATAAACGCAAAACGATCCCCGTCACCTACGTCAAAGTCGGCAGACTGAATATGTGCGTTAATCGGTACTGGGGTTAACCCTGATACGTCATCTACGTTGGCTTCGTGGAAAAGAATACGGTAGTTGTAGTCAGCGGCTTGTGGGAATTGACGTAGGCTTGAATCTAGCCATGCAGTGCGCCCCATTGTGCCGTAGTACCAAAGGTTTTCCAAATAGTTATAAATCACATATTTATCGACTACATTTGACCCGTTTGAGCAGTAGAACCACCATACCTCGTTATACGCCTCATTTGCACCAGCAAAGACTTGATATGCCTGATCTTTGTTTAGATCATTAAAAATGTATTGGCGCAACGCACAAGCTAATGTTTCTACCCGACCAGTGTATTGATAAAACTTACCATCACCCATCCAGTATGTAACATTGCTAACCGTAATTACAGCATTGGGAGACATGATGGAAATGCCATCCATCAGAATATTAAATCCCCACACGTACGGTGGCCCTAAGTATTGCATTGAATACAGAGCTGAATCAGTCCACACTAAAATTTCTTGACGAGTATTAATGTACGTCACAATAGATGAGCCGTGCGACAAACGAAACTCACCAGCTTGGTTTGTAATAGCTGGCTCCCACTCAAAGGGGTTTTCTTGGTCTGACCAACGAACAAGCATCGGGTCAAATACAGTATCTGGATCTGATGGATCGTATGAGTTTGCGCCAAAACAAATCACAAATCGCTGAATAGATGATGCAGAAACCTTTAATGTTTCCCTTGGTACAAAATCGCCATCAAACCCCGCTGTTGTTGCCGCATCGGCTAATAGCTCTCCACGGGCAGATATCCCCGCAGCGGCTTCCCAGTAATATACAGCCCCATTACGAGGTGCGAACACAAGGTTTTGACCAAAGTTTTCCGCAGACCATAGACGCAATTGTTGACCAACGCCACCAGTGTCAGAAGCCTCGCCCCAACCACGAATACCCGTTTGGTAAGCTGCGGAAAGAACCCCTCCGCCATTTGCTGTTGACGTGGCTGTAATGGAGTTGCCGTAACCGTCATTACCCAAACTGATAGAGTAAGAGTTTGCGTTAATAAATGTGACATTGTATGTGCGATTAAGCAGGGCTGCGGGGACTCCACCAACAGCCGTTGCACCAGAAAACCTAGCGTATTGACCGTTAGTTAAGCCGTGTGCTGTGTGCGTAACAACAATAGTCCCGCTACCGCTAGTAGTGTCAAACGGATTGGTAAGCGTAAAGTTTAACGGGTTAGTCCAAGCTCCAGCACCCCAACCTGTACCAATCACGTACACATCAAGGCCAGTATTAACTTGGTACTGGGCAATAACTGCTGCACCACCACCTGTAGCTGCGCTTGTAGAGAAAACGCCGTCTATATTAAACGTATAGCTACTAGTACTAATAATTCTAAAGACTTGCTGTTCGGCGTTTAAACTGTCGGCTGAAATTCCGCCAGTAGCTGTTGCGCCACTAAAGGTTACAAAGTCATTTACCCCAGCACCATTTGCGCTATCAGTAACAATAATTGTTGAGCAGCCAACGTTAGCACCTGTTAAATGAGCAGCTGCTGTAGTGCCGTTGTACCCGCGCTCACAGCCCGTTAAAGAGTTACCTGAAACCCCGTTGTATAGGATCTGCTCTGTGTCAATTTTAATAACGCCAACTTCTGGGAAACTTGCTGCGCTTGTAAGGACAATCGTTGTGTCTGTTGCACCAATGCCGCCATTGAGCGTACTAAATGCGGTCTTAAATGGGTTTGCCGCCATTGGGTTAACGACTTTGCGAATGGGCGTAACGTCGTAGTAAAAACCACCTTTCTCTATGTAATACTTAAGGTTGGTACCTACGCCTAAATAGTTAGAACCATCCAAGCTAACCCAATTCCAAAGAGAACGTGCAACGCCGTCAAACATCATGTCTGATGAACGAATCCACCCGCCAATCTTTTCAGCAAGCCCAGAACGGAAACGGATCTTATCGCAGTCAAACCAGCGACCTTCCGCCGAGTAGGACGTGCCTTCTCTGTAGACTCCGGGCTGTATCGCTAGTTTCTGAATTGCCATAAGTTATCCTAGCAGCGTATTTGCCTTGATTTTAACGGCAGCGACCCGATTAAGCCAGCCTTTACCAAACGTTTCAAAGGTGTTTAAACTGCGATAGAAGTCTTCTTTGGCTTGGCTAAACTTTTCAACTAGTTCGGCAGGGTCTACTTTATTAACAGCCGCAAGCGTAATTGGGCCAATACCACCATCAGCGGGGACACCAACAGCGGTTTGCAGGATCTTAGCAGATCGACCGGGGCCAGCGTTGACGGCAAAGTCAAAGACAAGGTAATCAATGCCCGTAGGCAGATCATCGCACTTGCATGCATCCCAGAACTTACGCTTATATAAAGGAGCAACAAGCTCAGGAGTTAAAGCTCGCATCTCTTTCTCGTTGGACTCGCGCCCAACCCACTCTTCCCAAACACGTTTAGTAACGCCAAGATTGGTCATACCACCCGGGTCGGACGGATGATTTACGTAGCCACCTTCCGACTCAAGCATCATCTTAAAGGCGTTATCCCAATTACTTGCTGCCATTTTCTTTACCCTTTGCGATGGTTTCGGCGATTTTCTCAGCGCCTCTTGACCCAAAATAAAATCCAAAAGCTAGCATCCCCCACTGCCCCAGCAACTCTACATAAGCGGTCTTTGCTTCAAAATCAAACACCGAGGCAACGGAGAACACCGTGTAAGCAGAAAACAAACAGATCAGCATCAACGGACGGATGTTTTTTGACAGCCACGAGTCGGAAGCCATATCCGCCACATGGCGCTTGGTCAGCTCTTGCTCTCCCTGTATGTCAGCTTGAATCTTTTGCAGCTCACCATCTTGCTGCATCTTCATAAGCTCAAGTTGCGCCTTGGCTTTTTGTTCTGGATCGGGAAAGAACTTATCAACAATCTTTGACCCAATGTTTAAAATGTCTAGGATAGGTATCATGTTAAAACCTCACGCCTGAAAACCGGATTTTAATTGCTGTCCACTTGGCATCACACCAAGCCTTGAGTGCTTCCCATTTTGCTTTCATTTGTCCATCTCCGATGCGGCTAGAATAATGCGGGTTTTAATAGAAGGTAGGTCTGGTGGTTCTGCTTTAAATCCCACTGCAATGTATCCTGCAAACTTGCCCATTTCGTTGGGTATTGATCCACGGCACATATACGTTACCCCTTGCGACTTTGCCCACTCACCAACAGGACTTGATGACTCAAACGGCTTACAGGCTATCTCATTGTTAAGCATAGAAACAACGTCAGAATTCCGTGCGGGGCTTTCATTAAAGAGCGATACGGTCACGCCTTCTAGCTTATGGTTACGCTCACCGTTTGCAATGGCTAAGATGGTTGTGCGGCTGTTGGTGGTTAAATTGACCTTATTTACCACGATACCGACAGCACCAATGTCTTTGACCAGCCTGTTTGCCAATGGCAATAATTCTTCGTGGGTCTTGAGTTGCGGCATAGTACTGTTGCTACTAATCGCCGCCAGAATGACCTGTCGGCTATCCCAAGTCAGGTAGCCCAAGAAAAAAATGGTTGACAGCAGGATAACGGAAACGAGTTTGAAAGGGTTATCTACCCATTTAATTAGATCAAGTATCTTGTCCGTCATGTCCTGCTTTTGGACGGGCTTGGCTCGTTTTACAGGTGCGCGTTTAACCGCTGTCTTTTTAACAACGGTTTTAGCTACTGGTTTTTTTGCTGTAACCATTTAAGGCTTAACTTCTTCTAAAGCGGCTACACGTTGGCGTAAGGATTTAATTTCTGCAATGGCTTCTTGCAGTGCAGCAGTAAGCACTGGTGTCAGCTTACTATAATCAACCCCTTGCATTTCTTCCCCGTCTTTTACACCTGTAACAGCTTCAGGAACAACGGTTTGCAGTTCGTGGGCAATAAAACCTTGACCTGCCGCACCATCAGTTTTCCATGTGTATGTACATGGTTTAAGCGCCGCAAGTTTTTCAAGCGCCCCTACCATTGGCACTACATTATCTTTTAGGCGGTAATCTGAAGATGTGTTGTAAACCGTTGAGGAACCAGATGTATTAATTGATCCAACTGTTGTACCATTGTTGTTGTTAAATTGAACCTGCGTTTCTGATCCCGTACCCGCTCTAGTAATTCTTATTAAACCGCTATCGTCGATTACTACTCCAGCAGTGGATGCGGTAGATACAGTCTTTCCAACTAAAAATTCTCCAGTCGATGTAAATCGACCGCGCTCTGCTGCGGCTGTGGAAAAAGCCATTGAATCGTCACTGTGGCTATATTCAATTGAGCCAACTGTGTCAGAAGCACCGTCTCCTAATAAAATTCCAGAAGTGGTTGCTGTTGTCCCAGTAGAGCTGGTTTTTATAAGTAAGTAAGCATCGTTACTAGCGGTAGTTGCGGTGTTTACAAACTGTGCAAGTATGTCAGAGCCAGTATCACGGAGGTCAAGCTTGTAAGCGGGAGCAGTTGTGCCAATACCTACATCGCCAAGTGCATCAATAACAAACGGCGTAGCATCTATGTTAGTGCTGTCATCCACCAAAAACGCATTGCCTGATCCTAGTTGTGTAATGCGCAGGGCTGTACCGCTTGAGTTATCACGAATGTCCAGCTTTGCGGCAGGCGTTGTTGAAGTACCAATTCCTACATCCCCAGCACTACTAATTTCAACAGCCTTTGTAGAGTTGGTGTAAAAATCCATCGAGTCATTGTTGTGGTTGTAACGCAATTGACCACTTGATGAGCTATCACCGTCGCCAAAAAACAAACCTGAAATAGTGGCTGTTGTTCCTGTTCCGCTTGTCTGCACCAAAATGATCGCGTCATCAGATCCACTTGTGCCTGTATTTCTAACCCATAACTGATGATCCAAACCTGTGCTTGCAACAGTAAGTGCGTAGTTTGGTGTTGTATCACCAATCCCTACTCTTCCCACGTCGTCAATTGTCATAGCCGTATTTGTAATGCCAGAAGCGTAGGAGTTTGAAGTGCCAAATTGCAACAGTGATCCGGTGCCTGTTGTTTTTACAGCAATCCTAGCTGTTGGGACTGTTTGATTATTTCCTGTTAAATCAATACCACTATAGTCCGTTGCAGACGTAGAACCTGCGACAGTCAAGCCTAAAAAATCAGTACCAGTAAACGATGTTTCGCCCGCTGGGCCTTTTGCAAAAACACGTTCAGGGCCATTTACAACGTTACTTCCATCACAATACACAAGCGTTTGCGTATCAAACGCGCATAAAAAAGCTGTGCCGCTGCTGGTTTTAATCCCGACGTTCTCGCTTGTATTGTTAACAACAATGTAAGTCTTCGGTTGGTTAGGGATAATTACATTTCGAGCAACAGTATTTGTTCCATTAACAACTAGCACTGCGCTTCGCGCTTCATCAACCGTGCCGTTAAAGGATGTTAGGGTGACGTTTCCAGCGGTGACATCAACAGTAGTTACGCCAACAATAGCCTGCTCAATCAGCGTACCAAGGTTGCTATTGGTAGTCTGACCCCAGATTCCGTCCTGCTCTCCCTCACCGATTAATTCGATTCGTAGGGATGGTGAATAGGTACTTGGCATAAGAAACTCCTAAATATAGTGTATGTATTATATGCTTGGGTTTGCCCAAGGCAATGGCGGAGCAACCACGGGTGGGTTTACCTGATCTTCAATTTGCTGTTCAATGTTGGCGTTAATGGCTGCAACCTTTTCCGCGCCCATCATGTCCTGCACCCAACCAACCACTTGCTCTAGTGTGAGGTCTGCATAGGGTGTGAATGGGGATCTAGGTGTGTAGGGGTTAAGAAATTGCTCACCGTATACTGTGGCATACAGGGGTGTTCCAGACGTATCATCAACGCCGTTTACACGCCATGCAACTGAAATTACAACATCAGTCTGACCTTCTTCCTGTGGGGCGCAAGACATTTGCTCGATTTGCCAAGTAATGATGCTCATTTTAGTTTCCTTGTAACGCAGCTACGTCTGCTTGCAATTTAGCAATAAGAACTTGTTGCTCTTGAACTGCCGATACTAGAGTTGCAACCAAGTAAGATGTATCTACACCTTGGTATTCCGGCTTTCCATTTGCGTCTACAGCATCTTTTATCCCTGTTACGCAGGCAGGCACTACCGCTTGAAGTTCGTGAGCGATGAAGCCTTGACCCGCACTACCGTCAACTTTCCATGTGTATGTAACGGGCTTTAACGCCGCTATCTTTTCCAATGCGCCTTTCATTGGTGTTACGTTTTCTTTTAAACGGTAATCGGATGACGTATTGTAGGCAGTCGCCGAACCTGACGTTGTGATAGACCCAACTTGTGTCCCGCCGTTGTTCGCAAACTGCATTTGTGTGGAGGATGTTGTTCCTGCTCTGGTTATTCTGATTAAACCAGATGGATCATTTACAAGACCAGCACCCGTAACGGTGTCTACAGTTTTACCGATTGATACTGCACCTCCTGACAAAATACGCATACGTTCAGTGTCACTAGTTCCAAACAATATCGGGCCTGTTGCTACGTTCCAAATGTATGTAGTGCTGTTACTTCCTGTAAACGACAAGTAAGTATATAAACTAGGGTTATCTCTATCTCGCAAATAAACTGCACCGCCCAAAGACCCTTGAATATCAACCGCAGCTCCATAACCAACGTTGTCTGTCGGGTTTGTAGTGCCTACGCCAACAATGCCATCATCGTTAATGGTCATTGCAGCGGTAGTAATGCCGGAACCGTAAGCATTGGATGTGCCGAAAGTCATAGACGATCCGCTACCCGTAGTGATGACACCAATCCTAGCCGTTGGATTTGTTTGGCTGTTACCCGTAAAATCTATTCCGCTGTAATCGTTAGCAGCCGTTGAGCCACGTACAATTACGCCAAGTTTTGTTGTGCCTGTAAATGACGTAACTCCGGCTGGGCCAACAACATCTAAGTCGGTTGCAGGAGTTGCCGTGCCAAGACCTACAAATCCAGACGCATCTTTGTAAATTTGATTTGTACCAATTGCAATAACACCTGTACCGCCTGTTAGCGTGCTTGTGTAGGAGAGGGTAGTA